AGGGCACTAGTAGTACTAGGTTGGATAAAGAAGTATAATACAGGCTCTATTGAGCTCACAGACAAAGACCTTGAATAAACATAGAGCTAAACCAACTAAACTCCACCGCTCCGCTCGCTTACGCTCTCTCCACTCTTGACGTAACCTGCGGTTAAAAGGGGGGGGACCTAGTCACACCGTAGGTGTGTTTGAACACTCCGGAGGAGTGTTATTAGGCTCGCGGTGCTCGCTCTCGGGGCGGGAGGGCTTCGCTCTTACCACCCGCAGTTCGGTGTCTTACACCTCACCAACCCGCCACCCCCCACGTCCCCCCTCAAGGGGGGAATATCTGACGCTCAGACTGTAAGCCTCCCCCCCAACCCCCCCTCCGGGGGGGCTAACAAAGCCTGCTATGCATGCTTTTATGGTTATAGCGAATCTGGAATGGTTGCTTGTTTGTTTATACCCAGGACTCCAGAAATTTTTCTGGAAAATATTTTAAAATTATTAAAAAAAAGTAATTTATTCCCAGTACCCGCACAGGGTACTTCCATAAATTACACTACTCGCTTCCCAGCGGAATCAATCTGTGGGATCGTGACACAATGGAGGAAATTGAAAATGAAAGAAATGGAATTATATGATTGGAAACAAATTGAGAACTCTGCTGAAGCTCAGATGAATGATGCTCAGCTTCAGTATGAGGTTGGTAAAGTCTTATACAACGAAGCTTGCAAAAAGATTTGGGAGCTTGGCGGAAAGACTAATAAGGAGATTGATAGAGAAGAGAAAAAGAAACGAGAAAAAGATGATAAAAGTTAAGTGGGATAAATGGCAGGAAGAGGTTCTTGCTTACGATGGTAACATTACTTTACGTACAGGACGTCAGGTTGGTAAATCTGAGGTTATAAGTGAAAAAGCTGTTCGTTTTGCAATGGAACATCCTGGCACCACAACAATGATTATTGCTGCAAGTCAGCGGCAATCTTCGTTACTATTTGAAAAAGTCAGAGCTAAATTTGACGAAATGGGTGATATTTATGCGGATAAGCCAACACTTACTAAAGTCGTACTTCGAAACGGGAGCAAAGTATATTGTTTACCTACTGGCCGTACTGGTTACTTTATACGTGGGTTCACGATAGACTTATTAATTGCTGATGAAGCAGCTTACATTCCTGAAACTGTTTGGTTAGCTGTAACACCAATGCTTGCAGTTTCTAGGAAAGCCCGAAAGATGGGTTACTTAATTATGTTATCCACACCTTTTGGTAAAGGTGGATATTTTTATCATTCTTTTTCAGACGATGATTTCAAGTCTTGGCATGTCAGCAGCGAGGATTGTAAAAGAATCCCAAAATCGTTTTTAGCTAAAGAACGTAAACGTATGACAAAGGCTCAATATCGCCAGGAATACTTGGGTGAATTCACGGAAGAATGGAACCAATTCTTCCCTACTGACTTAATCAAACAATGCATGACTTTTATTGAGTGGGATCGTAAAGAAGATGGTAAAGCAAACGCTCAATATTACCTTGGAGTAGACTTTGCTCGTTATGGTGGAGACGAGAATGCTATGGTTATTTGTGAATACACAAAAAAGAAGTTAAAGATTGTAAAGACTTTAACAACTGAAAGAATTTCAACTACTGATACTGTAGCTAGAATAATGAAGCTTGACGAAACATGGCATTTTAACAAGATCTTTGTAGATGATGGTGGAGTAGGTGGTGGACCTACGGATATGTTGTATGATGCTTTAGGTAAACGTCGAGTAGTTGGACTTAACAATTCTTCAAAACGTATTCAAGTTGAAGGTGAAGAAAAGAAGAAAGGAATCTTAAAAGAAGATCTGTACTCAAACACTCTAATGCTTATGGAAACAGGCAGGCTTGAAATGATCTCTGACATGAAACTATTAAGAAGTCTTAAGTCTATAACTTTCGAATACGGTCTCAATGCTAATTCTCGAACTATTAAAATTTATGGAGATTATTCGCACTTAACTGAAGCATTAATCAGAGCAGTCTGGTGTGTTAAAGACCGTGGGTTGTCTATATATTGCTATTAACAACTGTGCGTTGACTAGTCCCATCCCCGACAACTATATAAAGGACCTTTCCCATAATATGTATTATGTCAGTAAACAAAGACATGGAGAACAAGAAAATGAAAAAGAAAACATATGAACAAATAAAATCACAAAGAGAATGGGAAGAAATGCTTTGTGAAAAAACCACTGATGAAATTATGGAAACACTGGAGCTTTAAAATGACTGACGGAAAATGTGTTTATTGTGGTGCTCCTGTTTCCCCTTTAATAAGTAGTACATTATGCCCAAAGCATGAAAATGAAAGGTGTAATTTGTAGATGGCAGACACAGGAATATTTGCAACAACTGCAGAAGTCCAGCGAAAAGCTGGCGCTAATGCTAGTGCAACGTCTAAAGCAGAAGCTTATATTAACGACTATATGACACAAGTCGAAAGTACAATTAACGCGACTGTTAGATATAACTTCTCAGACAATTATTCCACATTAAACGTAGATACTAAAAACATCCTTAAAGAGGTTGCTTCAAACTTAGCTGCTATTTATGTTATTCAATATGATATGTCTGGCTTCACATCTAGAATTGAAGCTGAAGATATGATAAATGTGTTAAGAGATGGAGCTCTTCGAGGTCTTAGTGTTTTACGAGATAAGAAAACTCAAGACTTTATTAACAATTCCTAATGGCATTCGATCATGACTTTAAAAGATTCCCTGAACTGACAAACGAGCAATTAAACGATCTTCGTTTTATGTCTCCACATATTCAGATTGAGGAAGACTTTTATGCAAATGTTGAGAAAGTCCATGATGGTGATACTATCACTTTAAGAGTTGATTTCAGGGATTTTAGTTTCCCTTTAAGATTTGATGGTATTGACGCACCTGAATTAAATGCTGGTGGAGATAAAGCAAAAGAATGGTTAAAGTCTCGTCTTGAAGGTCGGGATGTAACTATATTGATCAACAGAGAAAACCGAGTTGGAAAATATGGCCGTTTAATTGGTCGTGTATTAAGTAACGGTATGGATGTTGGTGATGAAATGTTAAGATTGGGGTTAGTTAACTCTTTTGAACTAAGAAGAGAAACTGACTTACCAAAAATAGAACAAATATACTCAGTAGAACAATGGTTTTAACAGGATCAAGCATTGGTGGATTATTCCCTCACAACAGAACATTTGGTGAAGGTGTAGCTGAACGTGGTAATCGTGCAGGTGGAGCAACTATAGTTGTTAGTGTAGATGGCACAGGAGACGCTGAAGCTATCCAAGAAGCTGTAAACATGCTTCCCTCTGGTGGTGGTGTAATTTACATAAAAGAAGGTACTTATAATGTTAGTACGCAAATTGATATTCAAAAAAGTAATGTAACGATTGTTGGAGCTGGTAAAAGTACTGTTATTAATGTAACAGGATCAAACTATGCTTTTGATATTGATGACGTGGAGGGTGTAACTATTGAAAAACTTTACTTCACAGGTTCATCAGGAGCTGGTATTTATTGCTCAGGAACAAGTTTTTGTTTCTTTTATAATTGTTGGTTTGATACATTGGCAGGATCAGGTATTGTTTTTGCAATTCAAGCAACAAACAATATAATTCGAGGATGTGTTTTTGATACAACCGGCGCTGGTCAGATTCAGATAGTTGGATCAAATAATATAATTGAAGGTAATATTTTTATTAATGGAACAGCACAAGGCATTGAGTTAATTGGAACCTCTGAGTGTATTGTTGCAAATAATCAAGTTAGAGGTAACTCAACTGTTGGCATTGATTTAACTTCTGTTGGAGCTCGTAATGTAATAGTAGGAAATTATGTTGAATTAAACGGGACTTATGGAATACAAATCGCAACTAATCATGATAGGACAATGTGTTGTGGAAATATTACTTTATCAAACACAACTGCAAACATTAATGATTTAGGAACAAACACACATCCAAATGGAGCAAGTGGAACAACCAACCTTGCTTTTGATGACTTAAATATAATAGCGTGATAAAATGGTAGAAACAGATATAGGAAATGCAACAGCATCCGACTTAACAAACGCAGTAACTGATTACAGTGTAACAGCTATTAGTACAGATGGTGCTGGAGACCAAGAAGAAACAACTTGGCAAATGGAAAATTGGGCCTCATACTTAGGGTACTATAAAACAATTCCTGAATTACAGACAGCTATTGATGCCAAAACAAATTGGACAATGGGTGCTGGATTTACAAGTGATGAAGCTACAGAAATGATTTTATCAAATATTTCTGGCAATGGTACAGATACATTTAACGGAATATTATCAAACTTAATTCGAACTTACACTATAGGCGGCGATGCGTTCGCAGAAATAATTAGAGACGACGATGACGTCTTAATTAACATCAAACCCTTAGACCCTAGTTCTATAGTAATAGTACAAGATCGCAAGGGGAGAATCAAAAGATATGAACAAGTTTCTAAAACCACACAGCCAAACAAACGTTTCTCCCCCGACCGTATCTTGCATCTATCTAGGAAAAGGATCGCTGATGAAATACATGGTATTAGTATAATCCCAAGTGTTGAATGGATTATTCTTGCACGTAATGAAGCTATGAATGACTGGAAAAGAGTTCTTCATAGAAACATTGACCCTTTATGGATCTTTCATTTAGATACTGATGACACAACAGAAATTTCTTCGTTCAAATCCAAAATGGATGCAGCTCGTGGAGCTGGTGAAAACATGTATATTCCAAAGGGGGCAGTTGTGCCTGAGTTAGTCACAACCGCACAGAATTCAACTCTTAATCCATTGGCGTGGATCAATCAATTAAATGACTATTTTTTCCAGGCTGTAAACGTACCACAGATAATAATAGGAAATGCAAAAGAGTTCACTGACGCGTCTGGAAAAATAGTTTATTTATCATACGAGCAAAGTGTTAAAGGTGAACAGCTTTATATTGAAGAGCAAGTATTGGCTCAATTAAACTTAGAAATCGAATTAACCTTCCCTGCTAGTATGCAAAACGAATTAATCTCAAGCAGAGAAAAGGACCCCGCTTTACAAGCTTCACAACCTAATGACACAACAGCTGAGTTGGAGGGGAGAACCTGATGGTTCACGAAGAGTTATTGCTCCAGTATGGAATACTAGGGCTATGGACTCTGTCTTTGATGTATGAAAAATACATCGATCGAAAAGAAATGAAAGTATTATTAACTAAACTTAATGAGGTTATGCTGCAAATAAAAGAGCATCTAAGATAAAATGGGATTACTAGATAAAGTTAAGAAATTTTTTAAAAGAAAAAAAGAACCGGCACCAGCACCTAGACCTAGGCCTACAACTCCAATTCCTGACTTTGGCCCTATTAACCGGCCGACACCTGTGCCCGCTCCAGCTCCACCTCCGCCTAGACCTGAAGCTTCTTTTCCTGCTGACGCTCCTTTACGGTCGCGTGTTCCTCAGCCAGAGCCTGAGAGGAACGTTCCAACATTCGGTCCAGTAACTGGACCTAGTCGAAGATTCAGAGAATCTAATAGAGTAGATTCTCCTGTGCCTACTGCACCTGTTGAACCTACAGTTCCTGTGGAACCTGAAAAGACTGGTTTCGTTAACAGACTTGATGCAGCTTTAACTCCTAATCGTGATTACTTAGACGTCCCTCTTAATGCGGCATCACCTTTTGCTTTAATTGGTCCTGGTAAATTAAGTAAAATAGGTCAAAAAGCTATATCTTTTTTTAAGAAACCGACAAAAATTAATGAATTATCAAAAGTTGGGAAAACAGGATTACAGAATTTAAGAGATAAAATATTAAATGCTGAAAAATTAAGTGCTGCTGACACTATTGCTACAAATACTGTTTCATCAAAAAAAACATTAAGTATGCTTCAAAAAGCTGCTATAGCAACAGGAGTTAGTATTGGTAGTGTTCATTTATTAGTTGAAGCATTAGGAACTTACCCTTTTTCACAATTTAATGAAGCTGAAGCAATTAATACTTTAAATTATGGTTATAGTTCTGCTGTAAGAAATGGCGACCTTGATGGCGCACAAAATTCTATAACTCAAGTTGAAGAAATTTTGAATCCGACATTTTTTGACACTTTAAAATCTTATATTCCTTGGGTTAATGCTGTTGATTCATTAGATAAATTTAGAGATGCTGCTGCAGTATCAACTGAAATTAACCAAAAAATACTTGATGATATGAGAATTCAACAAGAAACAGGAGAAACTGATGACCAACGTTGGGCTCGTGTTAATGAAGAAAGAGCTCAACAGGAACGTGAATCTATTGATTATTATAATCAAGAACGTCAACGTCTTGTTGAATGGGAACTTGATGCAAAGCGACAACAACGTAATGAAGATGCTAAATTTTGGGCAAAAGAAAAAGAACGACAAAGTAAACTCGAAGCTGCTGATCGAGAAGCAACTGCAAAGTTCTGGTATGAATACCGAAAACGTATGCAAGAGCTAGCTGACAACAGTAGACCAAGCAACCTTAAATTCGGATTGCTATAGGAGGAAAACAAAATGAACATGAAAGAACAAGCGCAAAGCTACAAACAAAATGAAATCAAAAACATCGCTGAATTAGGCAAAGTTAGTGTAGACATTGAAGTAAAAGAAGAAGTTGCAAACAAAGGAAAAGAAGACGAGTTCAGTTTTAAATATTGTGAAGTTAATGATATTAAGTATCGTATTCCTAACGGTGTGTTTAAACAACTGAAAGCTTTGCTTGCAGAAAAAGCAAGCCTTAAATCATTTAAAGTATTAAAATCAGGTGAAGGTATGTCAACCTCTTACATGGTTGTACCTTTGGAGTAAATTAAGATGGAAGAAATAGAAAACAAAGAAGTGACTGAACAAGTCACAACTGAAGATACTCAGGCTTCTGATGACTTAATAAAACAAGCTACAGAAGCTGCAGAAAGACTTGAAAAAGCAAATCAACAAATGGCTGATTTGATGGCAAAGCAAGCAAGTGAAAAAGTTAAATCTAGTTTTGCTGGTGAAAGTTATGCAGGTAGACCTCAAGTATCTAAAGAAGAAAAAGAAATCGCAGAAGCTAAGAAATTCTTAGCTGGCACTGGTTATGAAGATGAGCTCTTCTAACGGTTTATTTGTTATAAAGACCTGTAAGAAATGCAAGAAGCTTCGCAAGTTCTTACTTCACAGCAAACGGGAAACTGAATCTATTTGCGGTGAATGTTGGTGGGAATAACTATCACCTCTTTTTTGATTCAGGTGTGTGTGTGGCATGCACACTTGGATTTTTTACATAACATTTATATACTTG